AACAAGAAAAATGCAGACAACCGCCGAAGGCTATCTGTCGTGTTGATTTACGCCCTCGGCGGCGGTGTCTGATTTTTGACGTTCATTGCGGATTGTAAATCATGCTGCGCACCTATGCCAAACCAGCAGAAGGTCAAACACTAGGAGCCGGACAGGTGCTCATTTACGGCGGGCATCAGATCGACACTGGCGGCAAAACTGAAGGCGCAGGCTTTCGCGATGGCATTTACCATGATAACCTCATGGCGCACACGGGCTACAATCTCGTTAGCCCAAGTGATCCTGAAAAGAGCGTGGTCGTGAAGGCGTCAGACGCGATCTACTACGGCGATTTTAGCGATGCGGGGCAGTTGCGGCCAATGCCGAGGTTCACGCATGCGGTCAACCACCTGCACGACCTTACAGAAATCAGTCTCGACGAGAAACTAGGTCACAAACGGCGTGCATTTATCGGCCTGTATAAGAAAAAGGCCGCGCAAAGCATCCCAGGAAGCGCAGGACTCGGCTTTTACCAAACTCCGCACCTCGAAACGGGTGCGAGTGTCACCAATACCGACGCAGCAGGCACGGAGACGACCAAAACGACGCTAGTAAACGTCGAAGCCGCAACGGATCGCACTGGCGTCTCTACTCTTGAGGCTGGCGAGGATTACGGCATGCTAGCAACGGACGAATCAACGGGGTTGAGGGAGATGAACAAGGAGCTTCTCACGAAGATTGCCCTCGGTATCGGCCTTCCGCCGTCCACTGTGTTCTCGATGCTTGGCGCTGGCGGTCCTGAGATCCGCTTTCACATGGCTATGCTACAGCGATGGGTTCAGATCGAGCTACTGAATCTCATCACCGCTGTTCAAGCGCATTACTTTTGGATCATGGGAGTCGATATGTTTCGAGGCGTGCTTCCATATCCCGACGATGATCAATGGTGGAACAATATCGCGATTCCATGCGCCGATTTAACGATTGACCGAGGTCGCGAATTGAACGGCAAGATCAACGCTCTCAAAGTAGGCGCGCTGACTCATGCAGACCTCTACGCCGAGCAGGGTAAGGACTGGGAAGACCAAATGGAGATACAAGGCGAAATCGTCGCAGCAGCATCAGCTATCGCCGCGCAAAAAGCCTTCTCGGGTGGGCTTTCCGACTTGTGGCCCGATTGGAATCCCGCGCCTCGCATGGTCGCGCCAAATTGACAACCTCCCAAAGTTATGAAGCAGTCTTGGTTTAACATTCGCAACGAAGCATCCGGCCAACTCACGATCGACATTCTCGATGTGATCGGTTTTTGGGGCATCACGGCCAAGGATTTTCTCGATCAGGTGAAAGCGGCCGGCACGTTCACTTCGATTGAACTCAACGTAAACTCTCCCGGTGGAGATGTTATCGAAGGGTTTACGATGTATGACGGTCTGCGCGCTCTTGGCGTTGACATCACAGCGAACGTCATCGGCACCGCTGCTTCTATGGCAAGCGTCGTTATCCTCGCTGCAAACCGCGTGAACATCGCAGAGAACGGGCAGGTGATGATTCACCGAGTCACTTCAGGCGCTGGCGGTAATGCCGACGAACTCGAAGCTGCTGCGAAAATCACGAAGCAGTTCGAGGACCGCATCGTGAGCATCTACGTCGAGAAAACCGGCAACGATGAGGAGCAAATTCGCGATTGGATGAAGACAAGCCAAGGCACATGGTTCATCGGCCGGGAAGCTATTGACGCCGGATTTGCTTCTGCGATCATCAAGAGCAAAAAGAAAGCCGCCGCATTCAAAGGCGAATGGGCTGCACGCTTCACCATGCTACCTGCCGCACTATTTGACACCGCATCCGAAAGTATGAGCGTTCCCGCTACTCCTGAAACTCCTGCCGAAGAAACTCCGATTGTGGAAACTCCAATCGTCGAGACTCCGGCTCCTGAATCTCCCGCGCCAGAAACGCCAGTCGAGCCAACCGCTCCTGATGTCGAAGCAAAAGGAATCCTTGAAAGAATCGCTGCCGCTTTCCGTGGTGATGAAACGATCAAGGCTGAACTCGCCACCGCACGCGCCGCCATCGCTTCCCGTGATGCCGAAGTCGCTGCCTTGAAGGCTGAAGTTCAAACGCTAAAGCCGCAAGCAGAGCAACTCGCCGTGATCGCGGCGAAGCTCACCGAGGCTGAAGCAAAGGCGAAGACAGTCGGCCAAGCTGCCGCTGAAATCGCCGCAACGCATGGCCTGAAACCTGATGCTCTCGGTAGTCTCCCGGCACCTTCGGAAGAAACCACGAACGTCAAGACGATGCCTCGCGATGAGTTCATGAAGCTACCAGTCGCCGAACAGAACGCCTTCATGCGCGCTGGCGGCAAACTCGAATAATCCACCTTTTTTCATCCTACCAATATGGCTAACGACATCTCCCTCACGGGTCTCACTGAGATCCTTTTTCAAGCACGCGACATGGTCGCGCGTGAACCTACAGGCTTCGCTCAAGGAGTCATGGTCAACGGCGGCTCTGAAGGCGTCTCCGCTGGCGGCACTGTCACATCTCTGCGCACGACTGAGCCGACGCTCGAAACGAGCTATACGCCAGCGATGACTGTTCCTGATGCTTCCGACATCACCACGAGCACCGAGACGCTTACTCTCAGTCTCTACGCTGGCGCAAGCATCCCGCTCAAAGGCGAACAGTTCGCGCAACTCTCGAATACTGTAGGCGCTGAGCAGGCTCTCAAGAGTCTCTATGCGCAGGCTATTCGCAAGATGATCAACAGCGTTGAATCGTCCATCGCGACTGCCGCTTACAAAGGCGCTTCTCGCGCGGCTGGCACCGCTGGGACTACTCCATTCGCGAGTAACTGGCACATCATCAACAGCATCCGTCAGATCCTCGAAGACAACGGCACTCCGATGGACGATGGCATGCTTTCGCTTGTCATCAACACGGCGGCAGGCACCAACCTTCGCAACCTCGCAACCTTGACGACTGTGAACCAGTCGGGCACGGACGCGACACTGCGCAACGGTGAACTGCTGAACCTCTCCGGCTTGTCGATCCGCACGAGCGCTGGCGTCGCATCTCACACGAAGGGCGCTGGCGCTTCGTATGTGATCAACAACGGCAATATTGCCGTCGGCTCCACCACCATTAGCGTCGATGGCGGAACAGTGAACACCACCGGCTTCAAGGCTGGCGACATCATCACCGTTGCCGATGAGCCAACCGCCGGGAAGTATGTTGTCAAGACTGGCCTTACCGCCGTTGCTGGTGACATCGTTCTCAACTACCCAGGACTGCGCGGCGCAATCGTGGACGGCAAGGCAGTGACAATCGGCGATAGTTACACGGCTAACGTGGCATACCACAAGTCTGCCATTGAGCTTGCTATGCGTCCACCTGCCCAGCCCCCAGGCGGTGATGCTGGTGAAGAAATCGGCGTCCTTGTGGACGAAAAGACGGGCCTCTCGTTTTCCGCTCGCCTTTACAAGGGCTACGGCGTGAATCAGATCAAACTCATGGCGTTCTACGGCGTCAAGGTCTGGAAGCCTGAGTTCGTCGTAACCCTTCTCGGCTAAACATCAAACCCGAAGCGCCCCGGTGACAAAATCGCCGGGGCGTTTTCATAACTACATCCTATGGCTAAAAATCCAGCTCCTGAAATCGTCAAAACTGCGCCAAAGCCTGAATTAGCAAAGTTCGTGACCGTCCTCGCATTGCCGAAAGACATGCCGAAGATTCTCGAATCATACGCGGCAAATTATGAGTTGATCGCTATTGTAGCTACTCGCGACAGCAACGATCACGCTGCTTACTTCCGGCGCATTTGACACGCCGCATAAGTTGCAGTTCGATCGTAGTGTGTCCTCTGCATGGTTGGGGGCCGGGAGTTTCGATTGCTCCCGGCCCTTTTGACTTTCCACGATGAATCCAGCTCTCCAATACGCACGAAACAAGACGCAGTCCGTGAAGGAACGAGACTTTAGCGGTCGCGTGACTATCGCAGGCAAGACGTATGACGCCGCTGTTGTGATCGGGGCGATGGAGCCAGAGATGCGAGCGGATGGCGCGGGCACAATCTTAGTTCAGCGCGGAACCGTTTCGATTCGCAAGAGCCTCCTGCAATCTGCGCCAACTCGCGGAACGGTCGTCACCTATGACGGCAAGGATTATTCAATGGTAGGCGTGAGCGGTGAAAGCCTACCATCAACCGCATGGAGCATCCAAATCCAACGACTACCTGACTAATGGCTCGCAAAACTCCATCCGTATTGATCGCCGACATCGTGACCGGCTACCTACAAGCCACCATTGCCGCCTATGATGCGACAGATGCAAACATCGCCGAGCTTGCTTTGTCGTCCACCGTAACGGGCATGGTTCGCAGGATGGACGATGGAACGCAGATCGAAGTGCCGATGATTTGCGTGCAAGCTGCCGAGTCTGGCGAAACGAGCGGAGCAAGGCGCACTGTCTCTGTCATGGTCCGCTTTTACACGACTTTGCCGGGAGGCGCATCGGACACCAAGAGCACGGAGCGCACGCACACTTTGGACGCCGCCACGACCATTCTCGATGTGATCGAAAGGCGACTACGGCAGCGCACGGCATTCTCCGGATACATCAATTCCGCGCTTAGCTCCGGCGACAGGGAAGGCTGGGCGATTATGTCAATGCGGACAACGCGCCCCGAAGCTATCGACCGCGCGGAAGAGAAGCTAGCGCCGAATGCTTTGATCCTGGCAGTCAACGCAGAAATCACGCTCGCATGGTCCAGATAATTTGACACCGCAATACAAGTAACCCCTTCTCCTATGGCTGACCTCTCTATCACTCCCGCCTCAGTTGTTCCAGGCACTCATGCCAAGCTAGTCCCTGGCACATCTGGCGGCACTCTGACCGCTGGCGCTGCTGCCTACTACGACACCGTCACGTCAACGTGGAAGCTCGCAGACAATGACGCCAGCGCTGCAACGGCAGGCTCGGCAGGAATCGGGATTGCGATGAATGGCGCATCCGCCGGCCAGCCAGTCGTGATCAATCTGGAAGACGATGATCTGACCGTCGGAGCAACCGTTAGCATGTCTGCTCCGGTTTACATCCTTTCGAGCACGGCAGGCGGCATCGCTCCCATCGCTGACATCGGCACTGGCGACTATCCCGTTGTCCTCATGGTCGCAAAATCCACTACGAAAGCAATCCTCAAGCCAATCGTCGGCTCCGCAGTCACCACCGTCTAATCATTATGGCATTCGCATCTACCATCTACCAGGGCGCAGTCGGCAATTACAATGTCGATGAACTCGCCGAAACCGGACTGCTCACGACCAAGATCGGCTTCTCTGTTGATTCCGACAATCGCGAAACAAAGGCGCACGTTTCTACGACCGCGATCGATCAAATCGTGAGAACTCGCACGATCAATCGAGGCCTCATGATTGACCTTGAAGGCGAAATCATCCCGAGCGCTGGACTGGCGACTGGACTCGGTAAGGTTTGGGCAGGCATGAACATTGCGACTTGCGCGCACTTCTCGTCTTCCTCGACTGATCATCGCCTCGGTTACACTCGCGACTCGACGAAGCTCTTGCAGGTCATGACGCCTACTCTCGATCTTGATCCAGAGTCTCCCGCATCTGTGAAATACCAGATGAAATACTTCCCGCAGATCGCACACGACGCGGCCTCGGCAGCGTAAACAATCCCGACAGACCCAATCCAATCCAACACACGCGCCGCGTGATTTCCTCCAAGTTGTCACGCGGCTTTTGTTTCCACCATGAACGTCCTACACGTCACAGACACACG